GCTTGTTGAGCTTGAGCGTCAAGAATATTTCTTAAAGGTCTTAAAATAACCATCCAATCTTCATCAGAATCAATGTCACCATCAAGTTCATTGTATATATCTTTACCATAAGTCCCTTCGTAAGCTTTTTTAACTGCACACATATCAGCAATAGACTGAATCTGAGAGAACGCAGTCCCTAAAGCCTCCTCGTCAGTTCCCAAACCGTCAATTGCGTCATATATAGAATCGGCTATTGCATTACCGTCAACAAGTATTTCACCTTGTTTGTCGGCAGGTATTCTATTACATAAATCAAATGCCGTTCTAACTCTCTCTTGAGGTCCTGAATCTTTAGTTGCGTACCAAGCCCCTAATGCTCCAATTCCCGCTCCTATTGCAGTCCCAATTCCAGGTATAAAAGAACCTGCCGCCGCTCCCGCACCGGCAGCTAATGCGATGTCAGAGTTATCCTCTTTTATTAAATCAGACTTTTTGAAATTTTCAGTTAAGGTTGTTGAAGTATCGTATTTACTTAGTAATTTGAACCTCTCGATTAATTCATTTTTACCCATAATGTTTGTTTATACTATAAATATTATAAAAAGTAAAAAAATCAACTCAATGGGTTAGCTTTTCCTCTTGTTAACCCTGATTGCCATTTAGTTTTTGAATCAATCGGATTAGCCTTTCCTCTTGTTAACCCTGATTCCCATTTAATTTTTGAATCAATCGGATTAGCCTTTCCTCTTTTAACACCGGATTCCCACTTTGTAGCTGTATCAGTTGATGTACTTGCTCCACCTCCAGTATCTCCACCTTCTTGTTCATTAACTACGTTCATAACTGAAAGTATAACGTCGTATGAATTGATGATTTTTTTCATTTTCTAATAAATAGTATTTTTAAAAGAATTATTACATATATTTGTAAAATGAAAAAAAATAACCGTAATTGGTTTTAAAATAATGAAGTCTTAGGTAATTTTTTAGGGTTTTCGTTATAATACTCATTTAAGAATTCTAATAGAGAATCCTCATCAACCTCCAAAACTTCCTCATTAACTTCTTCAAAAAAATAATCTTCGTTTTCATCTTCAAAATAAAATTGTGTAGACTCTGATATTAAACTCTCATTAAAAACAATATCATATCCCCATTGTTTTATGTCGTCTATATCAAATTCGGTTTCCCTTATTTGGTTCATTTGGTCAATATTTAACCTAAATGAAACTTTTAAACAGTTGATATCTGAATTATAGTAATAATCAACTATTTCTTGTATTTTCATATCACTTGTTTCCGAATCTCTTAAACATATCTAAAGTCTTTTCAATACTTTCATGTACTTGTTTAGACTTAGATTTTAACTGTATTGACTCTTCGATGTTCTCATACTCGTATTTCATCCCTGAGCACTCTTCACATACTTCCCCTTCATACATCTCACCACACTCCTCACATACTTCCCCTTCATACATCTTATTTTTCCAACATTCACAAGTTTCTCCTTCACCCTCATATATTTTACCACACTCCTCACATACTTCTTCAGATTTAGATTCTGTCATATACATAGTGTTAGTATAAGTTGATATTTCATTTTTAGAGTTTAGAGTAACTCCACCTTTATCTAAAGCCAAATCCTCAACATTTAATGGGGTTTCATTTGTCTTATGGATTTTCATAGTTTGGAATCCATTATATAAAGTTCTATGTTTTTCAGCGATTGAATTTTTTTCTTCGTTGCTAATGTTTAGGAAATACGAGTTCATATTTTTTATTTATAAATATATTGACATATCTATTTGACAAAAAAAAGTATTATTATTAAATTTAGTGTATGATACCTGAATTAAGTAAACAACCAATTTTTAAAGACCATAGAGGTTTTTTCGCCCCAATTAAATTATCTGATAAATGGGTTCAATCAAATATTAGTATTAATGACGATATATTTGTATTTAGAGGACTACATCTACAAAAATTTCCAAAGTCTCAAGCAAAAGAAGTAATGGTAATTAAAGGTAGAATTTTGGATTTTTGTGTTTGTGTAGATAAACTAAACCCAAATTTCGGTAAAACTTTTGAATTCATGATGAATGAAGGTGATAGTTTATATGTCCCTATCGGATATGCTCACGGATTCTTAACTCTACAAAGTGGAACAATTGTTAATTATTTGGTTGATGAGGTATACTCTCCTGAACATGAGGTTTCAATTAAATGGGAGAGTGTTGAAGAAGTTAAGGAGACTATTACTAAAATGACTGCAGGGTTTACATTCAAACTAAAAATGAGTGATAAAGATATTGATGGGATTAATTTATCAGAATTACTATGATTGAATACATAAACGAAAATGCTGAAGGTGCGGTTCTATTAACAGGATTTGATGACTGTATTATAGGCGTTGTTGAAGAATTTGGTAATGGAAACAGAGTTTTATACTCGAAAGAAAAAATAATTCAAAAACTTATGGAAGACATGAGTGAAGAAGATGCCCATGAATATTTTGACTACAACATTATCGGTGGACATTTTGGAGAACAGAACCCAGTTTTCTTAATTTAATAATGTTTCACCCAAAACATTAATATTTTTGGAGCGTATCTTTGTACAGTTCTATTAACATTTTCAATAGTTATTTCTTTTCCTTCATCTTCAATTACTTTCATGGCTCCTCTAATCATAATTTCTTTTACCTTATCTGCCATGTCAACTAAATCATCAAAACTTTCACTATCTACATTGTAATGTTCTTTTTTCAAAGTATTCTTACCCATGTAAAGGTATGGGGACGATGATAACATATTAACTATACCTGTTTCTCGTAATAAATCTAAATATTTTTTTATTTCGGGCATTTTAAAATATTTCAAAACTTTTGTGTGTTCGGCTAATTCATTAACATTAAGATAAGAAGACTCTTTTAGTTTTCTTTTCTTATGATAATCTTCCTCTTTTAACCATTTATCTTCATCTTTTAACATTGAAATTGATGACCCCTTATTATCCCATTTCACAAAAATTTGCATTTCATTTTGTCCAGTGACTACTCCTTTTTCACCCATAAAATCGTTCTCACCTTTCATCGACAAACAAATTATTCTATCTCCTATCTCGACTTCAGGATTTAATTTACTCATAAAAAAATATTTAAAAATTATTTATATTTATATAAATACAATGAAAGTTTATATTACAGATTTACAGAGAAAAAAATTGATTTTAGAATCAGCATCTAATGATATTGAAAATATTTCCAATGAATCTAAAAAATTAGGAGAATCAATTTTAGATGAGGTTAAAAAACAAACTAATTTAGACCTCGGGATTCTTTTATCTTGGAGTGCTTCCATCGGTGGATTTATGTCACCATTGAATGATATTATCCAGGGGAAATTTCCTGAATTTTCAGATTCAGATAGATTTTTAGTATTGTCGGGTTTATTATTCTCAGTACTTTACCAAAATAAAAAATTTTTTAATACAGTTAAGGATAAATTAATTGAAAAGGGATTGTATCAATTTTTCTTAGATTTATTACCTAAAGCTGAAAGAATAAAAGACAATTTTTTGTCTTTTTTATCTAGTGTGGGAATATACATTGATAATATTTCAAAAATAATTGGTTTTACTTTTGTTATACCAATATTACCAATAATATACGGTTTAGTAAGTCAGGGGGATATCCTTTCGTTAAGTGTTGAAGAGATAGTTAAAAGAATCTTAATGTACTTAACGAGTGTTACCGTGGGGGTCACGGTTAAAAAATTCTTGACTAAGATTGTATCAAAAATGAAAAAGAATAATTAATTCTCAATTATCTTAATCACCAAATTACCGTTACCTTTAATTGTTCTATGATAAATCCCTTCGGGTATAAAGTATTTTTTACCTACTGTCATATCAATAGGAAGTTCGTTATCTAATTGTAATTTCCACCCATCACTCTCAATTATTTCAACAATCCTGTCTTTTCTATCTCTATGCCACATCAATTCACCTGAATCAATTTCTTGAGTAAAGGTACGAATTTTTTCGTTATTATTAATTTTTGAGTCTTGATATGGTTTCATATTACCAATACCCTGGATAGGTCTTTCCACCCCATAAATGACCGTATCTATTTATTCTACACGCCCAATATCCTGCCTTTGTCTTATCTTTCTTATTATGACATTGGTGTCTTGCGGCGAATGATTTTCTGGCTTGTGCGTTAGAAACTTTTGCAGTCAATCCTCCGTGTACATCACCAAAAGATATTTTTTTTACTTTACCTGAGGATGGGTTTTTAACATATACAACATATTTTTTATTACCACCTGAATTTCTCATTGGTCTATTTAGTTGTACATTTTTACCCTTATAATCGGCCTCATTCAAATCTTGGATTACATATGGTAAATCTAAATTAACTACTTTACCATTTGATAATTTAACTCTCTTACCAATTTCAGTATTGATTACCTCTTCTTCATTTTCATTAAGGTAAATTACACCTAATTTATTTAATTTTCTAACTTCATTAAACAATTCTAAAAAAAATTTAGAGTTTGGTCTATATATGTTTTCGGTAATTGGTATCTCATTTTTAATATGAAATACTAATCCTTCAGACATATTAATTTTATCATTTACAGACTCTAATATAATTTTATTAAGTTTCATTGTTTTTTACGAAAAAAGAAATATAACCCAAAAAATGATAGAGATATACCATAAAAAATCCCTGTGGTAATCCAATAGGAATTTGTCGAGTCTAGAATCATTTTGAAAATGATGTCGAAGCCTAAGGGGTTGAAAAACATCCCAACCATTAGACAGTATGTTGCCACGTTCTTGTGGAATATTTGTCTCCAAGTCATCACTATCCATTTATGTGAATTTAAAATTTATGAACCTAAGTTCTTTTATGATAAATATTATATTGTAGGTAATAATTATAGTAAAACAAAATTATGGCTCAAAAAATAACAAAATCCGCAAGTAGTAGTAAAATAAATTTTGGAACTAAGAGAGTTGGTAAGTTCTCTAAAAAACAAACTTCAAATAAAAAGTCTAAAAATTATAAAAAACAATATAGAGGACAGGGAAGATAATTTTTTGACTTGAATTAATGTGACAAATTGTTATTTTTGTTATATATTATTATGGAAAAAAATTTATCATCATTAGAAGAATCCTTTGATAGGATAAGAGAGTCGTTTATCTCTGAAATTCCTTTCGGCAAAATTTTTAGATTTATTTATGGAATAATTTATTTTATTGCAGGATTAAATCAATTAATTGGTCTATTTAAAATTGCTCATCCTGAACACACTCGATTATTTTGGGAGGGTGTGGAACATTCAGGGTTCATATTACCTTCAATTGCAATTATTCAAATTTATTGTGGGATATCATTTATAAGAGGATTCGGTCTAAGAGTTTCACCATTTTTACTTCTACCTATTAATTTTGGTATTGTAATGTACCATGTTTGTCTTGACAGTACAACTCTTTGGATTCCAATATTTTTACTTATTGTAAATTTATATCATTTAAATAAATATGGATTTTTAAACATTAACTCTTGGATTAATTAATGACCAAAAAATATCTTGAAAGGACGATAAATAAACTCTATAAAACAGAGATAGATGAGTATTTCGGTAAAGATTCTAAAATAATAATTGAATCTTGTTTTCTTTCAACCAATACTAAAAAATGGTCAGTTTCCGCAAAATTATTCCCAACCAATCATTATCAAGCAATAGACATTTATCCATATGGATTAGAAATTTTAATAACAGACGCTTGGAAATTTACAGGTAAAGATAAAGATATAATAATAACAACTTCAATAGACCACTCTAATGGCCCATCCAATTTTACATTCTAAAAGTTCAGCAAAAAAATTTGGTGGAAAATGGGAAGACTATATCCATCTACATGAATGGTTAGATGAAACTAAATCTTGGTACGGACATTCAATACACAGGATGTTTAGACATCATAGTGAGGGTATTTTTGAAATGGAAAAAAAATTTGGTACTTCTTTTACAAATAGTGACGACAAAGTAGTTTATACAAGATACGTAGGTGAACAACATGTGAAGGAAGATTGTAATAACTACATTCCTTCGGCAAAAGAATGGTTAATGGCAATTGAAAAAAATGAAAAGCCTATTTGGATGTTGAAAACGATTAAATTAGAATTTGAAGATTAAATATTTATACATATGGAAATTAAATTATTGGAAAACTATTTGAAAGGTGACGATTCAAAAAAGATGTTAAAAAAAATTAAATACATCTGTATGTCTTATGGACATGATAAATTTGAACAAAATTTTTCAGTGTATGACGGAGACAATCACCTTGATTATCATTTATATGTCTATGGTATTAAATTCCCTGAAGATGTTAGAAAATATTTAGATTTCGTATTTAGCGAATTTGCGGAAGATAATTTTGATATTATTGATTGGGATGA